GTTTATGTTGACCCATATTCTGCAAACGTAAGTGACAGACACTTCTACGTTGCTGGATACAAAGGTAGTTCTGCATACGATGCTGGATTATTCTACTGCCCATATGTACCTCTACAAATGGTCAGAGCAGTTGGTCAGGATACATTCCAACCAAAAATCGGATTTAAGACTCGTTACGGAATGGTTGCAAACCCATTCGCAGAAGGAACCACACAAGGTGGTGGCGATCTAGATCCAAACAAAAACAGATATTACAGAAGAGTCCTTGTTGACAACCTAATGTAAATCTTATATGTGAGTCCCCTCACATAACTGATCCCAGGGTCCTTCGGGACCCTTTTTTATTGTAAATAGTATATAACGAAAGCAAAAATATGAATGGTAGACTAGACAAAGTAGCAATGACCAACAGGTTAATGCAACTCAAAAGAGAACTACATTACAAATGCGAGATCGGTGAAAAAGGAGAATGGGAATGTAAAGGTGCTAACGAGTATCTAAACAGAACATTCGATATTTTAGATGAGTATTGGCAATAGTCCAATCATCTGTTATACTGTACTTTAAATAGGAGAACTTCCATGTTATCAGAAGTAATGAAAGAGTCACCAGTAAGTGACTACTTAAAACCTAAACGTAAAGTCGTTACCACAAGTCCTGCTGTAAAGAAGGCATATAGAAAAGGATATCTGAAAAAAGAGCAAGAGACCTTCACAAGAGAAGAGTGTGAGGCAATGATTGAGTTCGCTATCAATCAACACAATAGAAACGCAGGACAGATCAGCATGGTCCTAGGTTTCATATTCATGGCACTATTCGCTGATGGATTATTCAGAGTTTTAGGATTGATCCCACCTTTCATGGGACTGGATGTAAATATAATTCAAGACGTAGTTGATGCTATCAAAGACGAGGTAGTCAAACAACTATAAATACCTAAAAATAGGTAGAAAAATGCCACAAGACTATGGTCAGTGGAACAAACAGATTGAGAATAGAAACTTTCTATCTCCAATCGGTTTCAAGATGCAGATAGATGAATATCCGAAGACTGTATATTTTGCACAGTCTGCTAATATCCCTGGTGTCTCTACAAATACAGTAGAACAACAGACTGGTATGGGTCGTCCAATTCCATATGAAGCATTTGGACTTAACTATGAACCATTTAATCTGACGTTTCTAGTTGACGAAAATTTAGAGAACTATTTGATAATACATAACTGGTTGACTGCTATTGCGGGTGGTAGAGAGAGTCTATTGGAGCGTGGCAATATAGAGAAAAACTATAAAGTTCGTTGTGATGCATCACTTGCTGTGCTTAACAGTAATTTTCAAGCAAATTTCTTTGTGACATTCAAGGATCTATTCCCTGTGTCCTTGAATGCATTGGAATTTAATGCTACAATAGATGGTACAGAGTATGCTACTGCAACAGCAGAGTTTAGGTATGCTGTGTATAATATAGAAACAGTAGACGGTATCGTAAGAACACAATTAGAATGAACCTTGATGAAATTCGTGACATGTGGAGGGAGGACTGTAAGATTGACCAGAACGACCTCGACACTGAGAACTTTAAATGTACAGTTATCCATGAGAAGTATCTAAACATATGGTCTCACTTTCGTCTGATGCTATCAGATGCTGAGACTAAGGGAAAGATGCTGTACAAAGAGAAATTTGAATACTATGCAGGCAAAGCACCAGCAGCAGTATATGCTAAGAACCCTTTTAATCATAAGGTATTGAAAGGTGACCTGACCACATACATCTGGGCAGATGAAGATTGGTTGAAGAACAAACAGAAAATTGACTACCTTCAAACTGTTATAAATTATTTGGAGATGATTCTTAAACAGTGTTCCAACCGTGGTTTCCAAATAAAGAACTATCTTGAACTGAGAAAACATGCAGATTATTGACTACATTAATTACAAAAAAGAATGAAGTTTATTTGAAAGTGAATGCTGAACCTCATGTTCACCAAGAACTAAGTGATCACTTTCAATTTGATGTGCCTGGGGCAAAATACATGCCACAGTATCAGAAATATAAATGGGATGGAAAGATCAGATTATACTCTCCTGCTACTGGTGAGATATACGCTGGTCTTTTTGATTATCTGACTGACTTTCTAGAAGAAAGAGGTTACCACTATCAGATACAGGACAATAACATCTATGGAAGACCGACAGATACAGAACTTCTCGTATCACCTGAGGCTATTGCGGGGTTTGTTAGATCTCTATCAATTCCGTTTAAGGCACGAGACTACCAGTTACGAGCAGTTTACCAAGCACTTAAATACAATCGCAGACTTTTACTTTCCCCGACGGGATCAGGAAAATCCCTGATAATATACTCAATAGTAAGATGGCATCTGCATTTTGATAGAGAGATATTGATTATCGTTCCAACAGTATCATTAGTAGAGCAGTTATATAAAGATTTCAAAGAGTATGGATGGAATCCTCGTGGATACTGTCATAGAATCTCAGCAGGAGCAGAGAAATTTACAGACAAACCAGTTGTTATATCTACATGGCAGAGTATATACAAGGAACCCCGAAAGTTTTTTAAGAAGTTTGATGTAGTTATAGGAGACGAAGCACACTTATATAAAGCAAAATCATTGTCGGGTATCCTCACCAAGTGTCATGACGCAAAACATAGAGTGGGACTGACAGGGACACTAGATGGCATGCAAACTCATCAGTTAGTGTTAGAGGGTTTGTTCGGTAAATGCGACAGAGTAACACAGACAGTTGACCTCATGAAGAAGGGTCATCTTGCACCCTTATATGTCAAGATCCTAGTGTTGAAGCACGGTTTCGTACCATTTGAGGACTACCAACAGGAAATGGATTGGATAGTTCAAAACCATAGACGCAACACATTGATCACTAACCTAGCACTCGACTTGCCAGGTAACACCTTGGTTCTCTTCAATTACGTCGAGAAACATGGTATCCCCTTGAACGAAATGCTAAATAGTAAAGTAAAGGATGGTCGTAAGACGTTCTTTATACACGGTGGTATTGATGCATATGACAGGGAGGAGGCACGCTCGGTTTGCGAGAAAGAAAAGAACGCAATCATTCTTGCTTCTTATGGGACTTTCTCTACTGGTATCAATATTAGGAACTTACATAATGTAATTTTCGCAAGTCCATCTAAGTCAAGGGTTCGCAACCTTCAATCTATTGGACGTGTCCTTCGTAAGGGTGATAACAAAGCACAAGCAATGTTATATGATATAGCAGACAACTGTGCTCGTGGATCAAAAAAGAACTATACTATAAGACATCTTGATGAACGAATTAAGATATACAATGAGGAATCTTTCAATTACGAAATAAAGGAGATCAAACTCAATGATTAACTACATTCGACACGACGAACAATTCTATGGAGTATGTAAACTCTCTCATGGGGATGAAGTATTGGGTGAGATAATTGTTACAGAAGATCCTGAGACTAAAACAGATCTGATATTCATTCAGCATCCTGCTAAGACTAAGGTTATTGATTTAGATCATCCTGTCAACGTTGATTCCAAGGAACAGAAGGTGGCGATGGGATTTATTAGATGGATGAATTTCAGCGACGAGGACTTTTATGTTATAAGCGAAAAAGATATAATGACGATAGCACCAATGTCTCCTTCATCAATTATGATGTACAAGAGGTGGGTCAGAAAAGAAATCCAGAAACTACCTGAGAAAGAAAGGGAAGTACCCATGAATAGTTCTATGGGATTACTAGATACAGTAGACAATGCCCGACAACTTTTAGAAAGAATCTATAAGAACCCTAAGTTACCAGATATAAATCAATAGAATATCCCTTCCAACCCTCACAGTGTTGAGTGTACACAGAAATTAACAACTTGTCAAGCTAGTTGCGTTTTCTGTGTTTTTTTGTTAATATAAGTACATCCGAACGGATATTATGCCCCGCAAATCTACCAAGAAAAAAGAACATTATGTAGATAACAAGAAGTTTCTAGCAGCATTAGTCGTGTATCGCGCTGAATGTGCTGAGGCAACTGAGAAAGGACTCGGTAAACCAAGAGTTTCAAACTATATTGGCGACTGCTTTTTAAAAATAGCAACTCATCTATCATATAGACCTAACTTTATAAACTACATGTATAGAGAGGACATGATCGGAGACGGTATTGAAAACTGTATTCAATACATTCATAACTTTGACCCCGACAAATCCTCCAACCCATTCGCGTATTTTACGCAGATCGTTTATTATGCATATTTAAGACGTATTGCAAAAGAAAAACGACAACAAGCAATACGAGAAAAGATTCTGGAACGCAAAGGTTACGAAGAAGTCTTCCACTCAGATGACCTAGATAACATAGCAGACTTGAACTATATCAAGTCCAGAGTCGAAACAAACACACGATACAACTGATGGGAATTCTCTCTCAACTTAAAGTCATGTTCGCTGATGAATTTGATTTTACCAAAGCAGACTACAAATTAATTTGTGATGCTTTACATAAACGTCAACGAAACTACATTGCTGGTGATCGGATGTTTAAACATTATGGAATCTTACTTGAAAAATTCACCCGACTCTATGAAACTTCTTCTGATAACTGATCAACATTTTGGTGTAAGGAATGATAGTCCTGCATACATCGAACAGTATCGTAAGTTTTACAAAGACACTGTATTACCTTATATTGATAAGAACAAGGTAACTCATATTGTAAATCTTGGCGACACTTTCGATAGACGTAAGACTATAAATTTCTCATCACTAGATGCTGCTAAGGAAATGTGGTTTGACCCTATTAGGGAACGTGGTATTAAGATGTGGATGATTGTGGGTAACCATGATATCTATTTTAAGAATACATTGAAGGTCAATAGTCCTCAGTTACTACTGGAAGACTATCCTAATATAGAAATAGTAGACGAACCAAAGGATATAAACGTAGGTGGTCTTGATATATTGATGCTCCCTTGGAGGTGTGAGGAAAACACACACAAGTGGAGAAAGATAATAGAAGATACCAAGAGTACAGTATGTTTAGGACATCTGGAACTTAGTCAGTTTGATCCTATCCCAGGATATACTATGGATCATGGTGATGATCCTGCTCCTTTTGAGAAGTTTGATGTAGTATGCTCAGGTCATTACCATCACAGGTCATGCAAGGGTAATATTACATACCTTGGTAACCCCTATCAACTATACTGGAATGACTTCGGTACAGATAGAGGATTTCATATTCTAAATACTAAGACAAAGAAACTGACTTTCATAAAGAACCCTAATAATATGTTCAATAAGATCTATTATAGGGATAGTGAAACTGCTCCTATTGATTATCAGTCTCTGAATGGCACTTATGTAAAACTGATTGTCGAAAAGAAAGAAGATCAGAAAATGTTTGATAGTAAACTATCCATGATCTTGCAATCAAATCCTGCCGACTTAAAGATTATAGAAGATACCTTTATGGTATTGGATGAAATAGACGAGACGATAGAAACAGAGGACACTTTATCCATTCTCAACAAATGTGTTGCAGAGGTCGATCATAAGGATGAAGTCTTTGGTATACTTAAATCTTTATATGTAGAAGCACAAAGAGTTTAATGTTTGTATTAGTTGACAAAGCAAGCGGAGGGGTGTATGCTGTAAAGGATGACACCACAGTAGAACGTGTTGTTCAACTCTTCCAAGAAGAAGACGATGCTATTAGATATCACGAGTATCTTATTGCAGCAGATTATGATAGAGAATTAATAATTACACCATGTGACGAGCAACAGGTAAAAGATAACTGTGCGTCATTTGGTTATGTCTATACAGTAATTAAACCAACTGATATTGTTTATCCCCCAAGTGAATTAGACTAAATGATTGTTTTTGAAAAGATTAGATGGAAGAATCTGTTGTCCACTGGTCAGCAGTTTACTGAAATCAATCTAAATGATACTGCGTCTACATTAATTGTAGGTAATAATGGAGCAGGCAAGAGCACACTTCTTGATGCTCTTTGTTTTGGTCTATTTGCAAAACCATTTAGAAAGATTAGTAAGACACAATTAATCAATACAGTTAATGAAAAGGAATGTGTAGTAGAAATAGAATTTAATATTGGTAGTATTGAATATAAAGTTATCAGAGGTATGAAACCTTCTAAGTTTCAGATCTTTCGCAATGGAGAACTCTACGATGCAAATGCATCTGTTGCTGATGATCAGAAATACTTAGAACAGTCTGTACTTAAACTTAATTTCAAATCATTTACACAGGTAGTCATACTGGGTAGCAGTACGTTTGTGCCTTTCATGCAGTTGACAGGACCTAATAGAAGAGAAGTCATAGAAGATATACTAGACATACAAATATTCTCTCAGATGAATGTACTATTAAAAGAGAGAGTCAAAGAGATCAAGGACGAGCAGAGGACATGTGAATATGAAATGGATATTGCACAACAGAAAGTTGAAATGCAACTCCGTAATATAGAGAACTTAGAAAAGGTTGACACTTCTCTGATGGAAAAGAAACAGAAGAAGTTTGATCAAAACGAACAACGTTGTATAGAAATTAAATCTAGAATTAAAGAACTAGATAAGAAGTGTGACACGTTAGAACCACAGATATTAGAACTAGACAAGGCAGTAGATAAGCACGAGAAGTTCAAAGAGATGCGTACCAAGATCAAATCTAAATTTGATAACTCTCGTAGAGAAATGGATTTCTTTGAGAACAATCACACATGCCCTACATGTACCCAAGAGATTACTGAACAGTTTAAAGAAGCAAAGATAAAGTATCTTGCAGAAAAAGGAACTGAATTAGCAGCAGGATCTAAACAAATTACTGATGAGATTAAAAAACTTGCGACCACAGTCAAAGATCTCAGGAAGAAATCAGAAGAGATCAATGGTTACAGGTATGAGATACAGGCATTGACACATGAGGAAACTAAATTACTCAAAGAAAATACTGATATACTAACTGAGGTTGGTAGTGATACTACAAACTTAGAGCAAGAGAGACAAGCATTAGTTACTATCCAGAAGAACCTAGAAGATAAAAAAGATGACTGTGCCAAAGTCAATACACAAGCAAACTATCTTGGTATTGTAGGTGAGTTATTGAAGGACAGTGGTATCAAAACAAAGATAATTGCTAAGTTTATACCACTTATCAATGCTAGAATTAATAAATATCTGCACAGCATGGATTTCTTTGTAAACTTTACACTAGATGATAATTTTACAGAGAAGATCCTATCCAGATTTCGTGATGACTTTACATACTCCTCATTCTCTGAGGGTGAAAAGCAAAAGATTGACCTAGCACTACTGTTTACATGGAGAGAAGTTGCACAACTTAAAAATAGTGTGGCAACTAACCTACTCATTCTTGATGAAGTGTTTGACTCATCACTAGATCAATCTGCCACTGACGAACTGATGAAGATATTAAAGAATAAGTTAGACAAAACTAATTTGTTTGTGATTTCACACAAAGGTGAAGTCCTAATTGACCGCTTTGATAAGACGGTTGAGTTTAAGAAAGATGGCGATTTCTCAAATTTACATTTGACAAACGCATAGTCTCCTGTATAATGGAGTTAGTATCTAAAATTTATGTTTCTAGCAAGTTGCCCTAATGTTTACACACTCCCTGGGACGTGGAGTAAATGCAACGCAATAATTCCACACTATAATGCTAATCCTAATATCACATTTGGTATTTCAATAGCAGTCATTACTGTACTGTTAGCAGGATTTGGTATATACAAAGGATTCTTTGCAAACAAAGATCTAACAGACCCTTGGGATGATCACGATGACTAATTATGGACTTGAAGTAGTATTCTGGGTCACACTTGGAGTACTTTTAATCTACCAATACGAGAATAGAAAATGAATGACCTGACCGTGGGGATCTATTTCTTACTTTTTGCCATAGTAGCAGGAAGTAGTGCAATGTTCATGTTCATGATGATGAGAACCACGATTGAGGCAGTCAATAAACCTGTAAGAAATGTACATCCAGAAATGAAAGACGTACAAACAGGTGATGAGTTACTTGTATTTAAACCAGAGGAAGATGATGATGAACCTGACACTGTTGTAGTAAGAAGATAATGTACCATAACAACTTCTTTACTGACGAACAATGGGAATGCATAAGAGTATGTGTAGCAAATGCACCTATACCTTATGACATTACAAAGAAAAAGATTCCTGCTGAGATCTTGGCAAAGATAGGACAACCAAAGAAAGAGGAACACGAAGGAGAAATCCTAGTAGAATGTAACTTGGAGCAATATGAAAATACCTAACTGGCAACACCATTCTAAGAAAGATAGGAAGCGACACTTGAAACCGCAAGCATTGCGTCAAGCAAGAAAGCGACGCAACCAGTTGACAAAGTGTCTACTCAACCGTCCCAAGGGGCGGTTTTCGTGTAATAATGTGTATATACAAACGAGTTAGACATGACAAACATCGAAATCAAAGGTTCATTAGCAAGATTACTTGCAACAGAGAACTTAGTTGTAGAACATAAGCAAGTACCAACAGCATCATTCGATGTAGATAAGAGAGTATTGACACTTCCAATGTGGACCAAAGCAAGTGACATTGTATACAACATGCTTGTAGGTCACGAAGTAGGTCATGCACTATACACACCTAATGACAAAGATGTATTTACAAACGCACCATGTCCACTAGGTTACATCAACGTTACAGAAGATGCTCGTATTGAGAAGTTGATGAAGCGTAAGTATCCAGGAATCTCAAAAGACTTCCATGGTGGATACTCAGAACTACATGAAGATGATTTCTTCTCAGTAGAGGACACAGATCTTAATGAGTTGACATTAATAGACAGAGTAAACCTACACTTCAAGATAGGTGCATACGCAATGATGCCTTTTTCCCCTGCTGAGACACCTCTCAGAGACGCTGTGGGACGTTCAGAGACATTCCAGGACGCAATAGATGCTGCTAAGGCAATTTATGACTACATGAAAGCACAGGAAGCAGAAGAACAAAAGCAACAAGAAGAGCAACAGCAACAGCAACAGGTGGTTGCACAGGTTCCTACACAAGGTGGTGGACAAGGAGAACCAAATACAGGAGAAAGAGAGTATCCTGACTTTCCCCAAGGAGAAGATCTATCAGAAGGTAAGAGTGAGTCTCAGGAAGTTGAACAACCTAAGAACTCTTTCCAACCTGACGTTGACACACCAGACAACCAGATGCAACCTTCTAACAAGCATGGAGAGAACACTAACCAAGGTTATGGTCGTCCTAGCATTGAGACTGTAACAACACAAGAATCATTCGACGAAGCAGCATCAGGTCTAGCAGACAGAGCAGCAACCGAAGTCAAGTATGCAACATTCCCAAAGCAAGTTAACCATGAGGAAATCATTGTTCCTGCAAATTTGATCTGGAAAGTAGCAGAGAGAGATTGGGAAATGTTCGAGAGTGCTCCTGCAAAGGAGAGAGGAGAAGTAGACCCATTCATAGAAGTTGACAGAAAGTTTGTTGAGTTCTGTAAGCAAACATCTAAGGACGTCAACTACATGGTCAAAGAGTTTGAGTGTAAGAAAGCAGCATCAGCATATGCTCGTGCATCAGTTGCTAAGACAGGTGTTCTTGATACTGCTAAGTTACACACATACAAATTCAATGATGATGTATTCAAGAAGGTAACTCGTACACCTGACGGTAAGAACCACGGTCTTGTATTCCTAGTTGACTGGTCAGGTTCTATGGCAGGAGAGATCTACGAGACAATCTTACAGATCATCAACCTATGTCAGTTCTGTAAGAAAGTAGGTATCCCATTTGATGTATACTCATTCGTTGTTGATGGTGGTTTATGTCTCTTACATGCAGGACAAGATCACATGGACCCATACTATGATGATGGTGGTGGAAAGTCTAATATATCATCACGCAATGAAGACGAGTTCTTCCTTGATAGAAGATTCAGATACGGTAACTTACTTACATCTGATGCTAATCAAAAGACATTCAATCATCACTGCAAATTACTTTACAGAGTTGCAAACTATTACAGATCAAGATGTCACTGGAATAGAGTAGAACCAAAACCACCTACATTCATGGGTCTTGGTGGTACACCACTCAACGAAGCATTAGTTGTTATGCAGTCCTACCTAGGTAAGTGGAAGTCACAGCACAATGTAGAGAAGTGCCACTTGATCGTACTTACAGATGGAGAGTCACAGTGCCTACCTACAACCAGACAAGGTAGATCATACGGTGTAGATACAGGAATGTATCCTGACTATGGTCACTACAATACTGTTATCAGACACAAAGGTCGTCACTTCAAGACTGTACACAATGCTAACTCTGATATGACTAACAGATTACTAGAAATAATCAGAGAGACAAATCCAGGGTCAAACGTTCTTGGTATCAGAATATGCCCAAGCAGAGGATTTGCTCACTATCTTCGCTACCTAGGTATCTGGGACCAGAAGAAGATTGAAAAAGTCCAGAAGCAATTCAAGAAGAAAAGATGTGCAGTTATCAACAGCACAGGTTACAGCGAGTTGTATGTAATCGCATCTAATTCTTACTCAGAGGACACTGAAATGAAGGTTGAAGAAGGTGCAACTAAGACTGATATCAAACGTGCATTCGCTAAGTCATTGAAGTCTAAGTCAGTCAACCGTAACTTGCTATCTTCCTTCGTGTGCCAGATAGCATAGTGTCCATTATGTGTTTACAACACACATAGAATCATATACAATTAAACCATACAAACAAATACAAAGATTATGCCATTCGCCCCAATACCAGTTTCCACACAAGACCTAGTTGACTTCCTTTCAGAAAAGTTCGGTCTTGATGTAACCACACCAGACCTTCTTGTTGCTGCTGATAAGTTCAACATGAGTTATGCAACTGTCAAGAAGAGACTAAAACAGTACAAGACAGGTATTGGTAAGTGGAATCTAACTATCGCAGAGAAGTTAGAAAAGAATTTCCAGAACAAGACTGCTAACAAGACAACTCTTGTTGATTCTTTTGACCCTGCATACCTAGCAGCAAAAGATCTTGTTCCCGATAAGGACCCTAACTATGTTCCTTTCGGTAACTTCACTGACTTGAAGAAGATCATCAAGTCCAAGGTGTTCTATCCTACATTCATCACAGGTCTATCAGGTAATGGTAAGACATTCGGTGTCGAGCAAGCATGTGCTCAACTAGGTAGAGATCTTATCAGAGTCAACATCACAGTTGAGACTGACGAAGATGACTTGATCGGTGGTTTCAGACTCGTTGATGGCAACACAGTATGGCACAACGGTCCAGTGCTCGAAGCACTACAAAGAGGTGCAGTTCTATTACTCGACGAGTTAGACCTAGCATCAAACAAAATATTATGCTTACAATCAATCTTGGAGGGCAACGGTGTATTCATTAAGAAGATCGGTAAACAAGTTTACCCCGAGAAGGGTTTCACAGTGGTGGCAACCGCTAACACCAAGGGAAAAGGTTCTGACGATGGTCGCTTTGTTGGCACTAATGTTCTAAACGAAGCATTCCTAGAAAGATTCCCACTCACATTCGAGCAAGAGTATCCTTCTATCAAGATCGAACAGAAGTTACTACATAACTACTGCTCAGAGTTGAACTGCTGTGATGACGAGTACATCGAGAACCTCGGTACATGGGCAGAGATCATCCGTAAGACCTTCAAAGAAGGTGGTGTTGATGAAGTCATCTCTACTCGTAGACTTGTACACATCATTCGTGCATTCGCTATCTTCAAGGATAGACTAAAAGCAATCAAACTTTGCTTAAACAGATTCGACGACGAGACAAAGGCAGCATTCCTAGAATTATATTCTAAGATAGATGCTAAGGTTGATCTAGGAGATACACCACTCGAAGTTGACGCAGACTAATTTATCTGCTAAGATAGATCTATGAACAAATATCGTGAAAACGAGACCCTAAAAATTGTCCAAGAGTATGTCGACAAGACATACCAAGGACATTATGTAGGGGATGATCAAGACAAGACACAGACCTTAGACCTCTTAGAGTCCATAGGTACTGTGTCTGACTTTTGTCAATCTAACATCATAAAATATGCTGCTAGATTTGGCAAGAAAAATGGCAAGAACAAGCAGGACTTATTGAAAGTCATGCACTATGCTATATTACTGTACCACTTCTCCAACTTTGATAATGATCACTGAATCTATGAAAATTTCTGATGAACAACTAGAAGTCTTTAATATCTTTAAACTTATTAATCCTTCTATACTTTTGAAACCTGGTCAGAGAGTATCTACAATCTCTAACAACAAAAATATTATGGGAGTGGCAGACTTTAACACTCTAAACATACCAGTAAAGGCACCGATCTATGATCTACATGTCTTCTTAAACACTATGAACATTGTGTCAGGTGGAGAGAGATTGAAGAGTGATGTAGACTTCCAAGAGAACCTAGTTAATATCAGTCACGGACGTAGTAAGATGAAGTATTACTATGCTGACGAGAGAATGATTACTGCTCCTCCTGATAAACTTGCTAACCTAGGTGACCCAGTACAGAAAGTAAGTATTGAGTATGCAGACTTCCAGAAGATGTTTAATGCTGCTGCAACATACAGTCTCCCAGACATTTGTTTCGTAGCAGACAGTGGTAATCTAAGTGCAATGGTTACAGACAAACGTAACTCATCATCTAATGTATTCACAGTTGATCTAGGAGAGTCAGACAAAGAGTTCTGTTTCTGTGTTAAGACTGAGAACCTAAGAATTGTATGCCCTACACTAGGTGGTAAATCAAATATTGTATCAGGTTACAATGTTGAATTATATACTAGCAAAGTTGCTAAACTATCTGCTATAATAAAATCAACAGCAAAGAAAGAATTAACTAATCTTGAATTGCTAGTTGCCCTTGAACCTGATTCGGAGTATT